GATGGTAGAGTTAATAGTAAATACATCGTTCCAGATACTAAAGATGGCAGTAAAACTGCGGATAATCAAAAGGTTGACATTGTTGATAAAGAAGTTGTTGATCCACAAACCAGTATCGTAACACCTGAGGGATCACCAGCGCATGAAAAATATGGACCAAACGGAAGAACCATACCAGATAAACGTTCCCTGTGGGGCGATTGGTAAACATTAAAGGAAAAACATGTTAGACGAATTACGTAGAGAAATGAAAAAAATCTTTGAGAATACAAACCCATTTACCTTGGCGGCTCCAGCAAATGAACCAGCACCAATCACAACAGATACTCAAGTTGCTCCGCCCCCAATTACAGAAGAGGAAGAAGACACATCCGAATTCATCTACACCGGTTCAGATGGAAATGTTTATAAAGTTGTTGTTGAAAAGGACGAAGAAGAATTGAACGTTTTTGATCAACATGGAAAGAAAATTGATATTTTCACACCTGATATGATTGAGTTAAATGGTGGATTGCCAGCAGATAAGCGTAAAGCACTTTTTGATTATTACAAAACACAAGCAAATAAGGATGGAACTGCTGATCAGGAAGTTGTTCCAGAATAATTCATGAAATCTTACTTTTATCCACGTTCAATATACACGGTTGTTGCCGCTTTCAGTGAAATGTTTACTGGAATGTCAACCCGTGTTTATTCTAAAGATGGAGAAATAGTAGGAGCAAAACCAGTGGCATGTGGATTGCAACCAAAAGAAAAAATAGCTGCAATTTTACAAAAAGGCTCAGTAAATGATGTTGATCCACAAGTTGATAATTATTTACCTCGCATTTCAATTGTTAATAGTGGAATAAATTGGGCACCTGATCGTCAAGCTGGTAAATATGATAAAAGACTTTTAAATGTTGAATACGAAACAGATAAAGGTAAGAGAGTAAAACAAACAGACTTAAATCCTATTCCATATGATTTGACTTTTGAAGTTTCTGTTTGGGCAAAATATGCAGAAGATGGTTATCAAATAGTTGAAAATATTCTTCCATTCTTTGCACCGCAAGTTTTTATTTCATATAAAGAAAGAAATTTTGGATTAGAACACAAAGCTAAAGTAACGATGCAAGGCGTAAATCAAAACCATTTTTACGAATATGGCGAAAATGAACGCAGAATATTACAATGGAATTTTACTTTTATTGTTGAAGCTACAATGTTCAAGCCAATGGAATTGACACCAGATATTTTATGTTCACGTATTACTATCAATAATGTTCCATGTAGAAAAGTTCCATTTGAAGGTTCAAAATTAATAATATATGAGCCAGAATCTGATGTCGTTTCTAATGAGTTTGCAGTTTTACCAAAAATAAAAGGTTTTGATTTTGATGATGTAGATGGTTACAACCAAATGATCAAGTTTTGGAAAGAAGCAAACGAAGCAATGGTTCCTGGCTATCAGCAATGTGTTGATAATAGTTGTGGTGATGTAACACCACCAGAGCCAGTTTATGATTCAACTACTCCAGGGATTTCATCTTGTCAAGGTCCAGTGTTGAAAAATCCACGCGTTATTGTTGATCAAGAAACAAAGATAATTTCACATTATTGGCAAGAGTTTATGAATGAAAACAATATTGTGTCTATAATTAGTTTATTACAACATTTTACTGGAGACGGTTTACCGATTGGTTCAGTTCAATTGATACCGAACGAATCATATCCAGATTGAGGGTTTATGTCAAATGAAGATGATGAAAAGAAGAAACAAAGTAAATCTTTCAAGAAATTAGAAGATATTTTAAATATTGATTCTTCAACTGCGTTTGATGATCAAGAGGCAGAACGCGAATTGCGTTTAATTGAAGAACGTCAAGCACAAGTAAAAGCATTTAAAGAAAAATTAAAACAATTAGATGACTTACCAACAACAGATGATTATATGAATACTGTAATCAAGCAAATGGTTGGTCAAGGTATGTCAATGTTAAATGCATTGCAATTAGAAATTGAAGGATCACCAAGAGGCCGAGATGTTGAAACTGCTGCAAGTATGATTTCAGCAATCAATAGTTTAATTTCAAATATGAATCAAATTAAGGTTTATAATGCTAAAATTGGTTTTGAGCGTGAAAAGATTGACTTGAAAAAACAAGCATTGGAAATGTCTGCTGGTCAGCCAGTTATGCATGGAAATAATAATATTTTAATGGTTGGATCAACGAATGATTTGATGGAATTGTTGATGAAGAAGGATATTATTGGTGGCAATGCGAGAAGAGAAGAACAAGCACAAGATGTTGTTATACGTGAAGATCCAGACGATAAAGATAAAAAGGATCCATGATGGAACGTGAAGAATACTACAAAAATGCATCTACTGATGTGATATTTTTTGCAGAAAATTTCTTTCGTTTATCATATATGTCTTCACCTATTGTTTTGACAAATGAACAAAAAGAAATGCTGTTGGATTTTCAAAATAGAAATAGTTGTATCATTGATACTTTAAAACCATGTGGAATAACTCTAATTACCTGTATTTTTTCATTATGGTACGCATTATTTCATGAAAATAAAGTTGTTTTTATGGTATCTCCTAAAGAATACACTATATCCGAAAACTTTGAAATAATTAAAAATGCATATGAATCAATACCAGAATGGTTAAAGCCACCTCTCGTCATATGTAATAAGGGAAAAATTGTTTTTGAAGGAACAGGTAGTGTTATTGTTTTTTCACGAACTACATCAAATGTTTGTAGAGGAATATCAGTGAGTTTATTAGTTTCTGATGATTTTAGTTATGGTGAAAAAACAATGATGAATGATTTTTTTATGTCAATATATCCTCCAGTATATGCATCAAATGCTTTTCAAATACATATAAATTCATCAAGTAAAAGAAATGATATTTTCAGAGAATATTTTAAAAAAGCAATTGATGGGCAGTTGTTATTAACACCAGTTTTATTTGTTCCATCTGATTCGGATAAATCATGACAATTAAATATGACGATAAAAATAGTTCAGTAAAACGACCTAATCAAACAATCCAGTTTGATCAAACAATGGTAATGAATTTTGCTCAAGCTGCAAGAGACATCATGTTTTTTGCTCAAAACTTTTTCTATATTGTCAATCCAGTTACAGGTGCACAGCTTATTGATTTGCGCGATTATCAAAAAAGAATGTTGAAAGCTTTTGAAGAAAATCGTTTCTGTGTTGTTCTCTCTGCGCGTCAAATTGGTAAAACAACTATTTGTTGTATTTACTTTTTATGGTTTGCTATGTTCAATAAGGACAAAACTTTAGCAATTCTCGCTAACAAAGCCGATACTGCAAAGAGTATTTTAGCAGATATAAAATTTGCATATGAGCAAATGCCTGCCTACATGAAGCCTGGAGTTGTTGAATACAATGCTTTCTCAATTACTTTTGATAATGGTACGAAGATTTTTGCTAAAGCTACAAGTACTGATGCGCTTCGTGGCGAGTCTATCTCATTATTGCTTTCTGACGAATTTGCATTCGTTCCATCAAATATTGCTGATCCTTTCTGGACATCAAATTATCCAACTCTTTCAACTGGTGGACGTGCTATCATCGTTTCTACACCAAATGGTACAGGTAACTTATATTACAAGATTTGGAAAGATGCAATTGATAAGAGAAATACTTTTTATCCTGTTAAAGTTGACTGGCATGAAGTTCCAGGACGCGATGAAGCATGGAAAGAAGAAACAATTAGAAATATTGGAAAGATTAAATTTGCTCAAGAATATGGCAATCAATTCCAAGGATCTACTGTTACGTTGATTGATGCTGACTTTATAATTAATAAGTTGAAATATGTTGAACCAGAATTTCAACCCGATGATTCAACAAAGATTTGGGTAAAGTCTATTCCTGGAAGAAAATATCTTGTAGCCATAGATACTTCTGGTGGAGTTGGTTCAGATAACTCAGTTATGAATATTTTTGATATAACTGAAGGTAATGCAGTTCAAGTTGCTATATGGGTCAATAACAGAACTCCTCCCAATGAATTTGCTGCTGTTGTTCATGAGACATGCGAATATTGGAACAATGCTTATGTTATTGGTGAAGTAAACGGACTTTCAAATGAAGTTATAAGTCGTCTTTTCAATGATTTTGAATATGAAAATATCTTCATGGACATGGAAAATGATGGGGCATATGGTGTATTTTCTACCAAAAAATCAAAACCAATTGCTGCATTGAAGTTTAAAGAACAATTAGAAGGTGGAACTATCATATTGAAAGATAGTTTGACAATTGATGAAATTGGTATCTTTGAAGAAGTTTCTCCTGGAGTATTTAAAGCTAAAACTGGTAAGAACTTACACGATGACTGTGTAATAACTTGCATGTGGGCAGCGTATTTCATGGCATCAACTTATTATGCAGATGAACGTAGTACTTGGAAGTTTGGCGATCTAAATAATGTTCATGATGTTCTTGAAAGTGGAGAATTGAGTAATTCTGAAGCTGCTGACGCTATTGAGGGGTTCTTTGAAGCTGATAGAAAATCAAATCCTGAGAATTGGCTTGAGCAAGATGAATGGAATAATCTGCGATATTAACAGTTAGGGTATCATTGGTTATTTTCCTTATAAATAAGAATAGCAACTTTGCTTTCAATTAGAGAAGGAACTAATCAAGATGCCTACAAATCTTTCTCCTGCCGTAACTTTTACAGAGCGCGATACCCAACAAGTTATCCCATCTGTCACAAGTGCTGTTGGTGCCATCGTCATGCATTCGGTCAAAGGTCCAGTGAACAAGCGTATCTTGCTCACCAATCCAAGTGATTTGGAAACTATCCTTGGCAGACCAAACAACACAAATTACACTCACTGGTTTACTGCCGAAGCGTTTTTAAAGCAATCTAATCAATTGTACGCTGTTCGCGTTGAAGACAAAACAAAGAAAGTTGCTGGCGTAACAATCGGTATTAGTGCAAGTGGACTCGGTAACATCGTTTTGGATGATGTAACTACAAAGCCAACTGAATTGTTCCCATTGTCATACGATGACATCAAATCACACGAAGCAAAGAAGGATTACACTCTTCCTCCAGGAACTGGTGCTGGTGAATTGGATAACCCAGCAAACAATTTGTATACCGAAGATTTGTATCACTTCTATGGTGTTGGTCCAGGCCCATATTATGATGATATTTCAGTTCTCGTCGTAAATAGTGAAGACTTTGCACTCCTTCAAGAAATGAAGGCAGAATTGGCTGGTGCAACCACTCAACAAGCTGTCAACATTATCGCTGACAAATATTACAATGGTACCCCAGGAACAACTGCAACAAGTGCAGTTGATTATCTTTCAAACTCATTGATCAAGTACGAAGTTTTGACACCACCAGTTGCTCCTTCAACTGCATGGTTTGTTAATCGTGAAATGTTGAACATTGTCACTGCATTTGAACATGGTCCTGATACTCCTGATGAAGCTGCATTGATTGTTTTTGATGAATTTGATAACGTTACAAATCAATATGTGTTCTCAAATGATCCAGAAAAGCGCGATGCTATTGGAAACATGATCTTTGGACCAAAATTGGTCAATGATAATGATCAATACATCTATTTCTTCATTGGTGGAGATGAAGAAGGCGCATCAGGCGTAACACTCGTTTCAACACGCAAGACCTATCTTGGTGGTGCAGATCCCCTTACTGGTGATGTTCCAGGTTCAAGTCTCAACGATTTGACTGGTGAAATTCTCACACAATGGGAAACTCAATTCTCATCAACAGAAGATGTTGAAGTTGATTTGTTACTTGACCCTGATTACAATGATGTTGTTAAACAATATATTGATCAATTGGCAAGTACAGTTCGTCGTGACTGCTTCGCTATTTTGAACGTTCCATTGCAATACATTTTAAATCCTGCAAATTATCGTCCAGTTGCACAATCATTCTTGAGTATGAAGAATTATGTTTCAAATATCTTGAACATCAATTCATCTTATTCAGCAATCTACGGCAACTACTTCAAGATTTTTGACAGATTTGCTGAAGTTTATCGTTGGGTTCCAGCATCAGGCTATTGTGCTGCTGTTATGGCATTCACTGATTTCAATGATGCACAATGGTTTGCACCAGCAGGTTTGAACCGTGGTATCATCAGTAACGTTGTTGACGTTGCAGTAAATCCAAACAAAGCACAACGCGATGTTCTTTACTACAATAGAATCAATCCAATCGTTAAATTCCAAGGTGAAGGAATTGTTATCTTCGGTCAAAAGACTCTTCAAGCAAAAGCATCAGCATTTGATCGTATCAACGTACGTCGCTTATTCTTGCACTTGGAAAAATCAATCAACAAAATGGCTCGCTATATGTTGTTTGAGTTCAACGATGATTTCACAAGAACACGTTTCCGTGGAATCGTAACACCATTCTTGGCAGATATCAAAGCTCGCCGTGGCGTCTATGACTATTTGGTTGTTTGTGATGAAACTAATAACTCACCAGAAGCAATTGATTCAAATGAATTGTATGCAGAAATCTTGGTCAAACCAACTAAGGTTGCTGAATTCATCAAGTTGACATTCACTAACGTTGCGACTGGTACTGACTTCTCAGAAGTTGTTATTCGTGGATAATGAAAAAAGTGATCAACAAATATAAACATACTTTAGAGGACCAACCAAATGCCAATAGATAAAAATGATGGATTCAACTTGTATAACTTTCGCCAAGTTATCGGTGATCCAGCACGTCCGTATCTTTTCTTAGTTCATATTCCAGAAATTGGGCAAGATACAACCATGACCGCAATTGCGCGTTCAACTGAACTTCCACCTTATACATTGGGTGAAGTACCAGTTGCTTTCCAAGGTATGAATATCAAGTTGGCAACTCCACCAACTTATGGTGATTGGTCAGTAACATTCTTATGCGATGAAGCGCATGAATTACGCAGACTTTTCTTCAAATGGCAAAGTATTGCATATGACGCAGGCACTATGTTGCTTGGGCATTCCCAATCATATAAGAGTGATAATATTGGTGTTTCACAATTGGCACGTAACGGCGAACGCGTTGCTAAATATGGTTTCGTTGGTATGTATCCAAAAACTGTTGGAAATATTTCAGTAGGTCATGATCAAACCGGCAACGTTGAAACTTTTGAAGTTGCATTTGCTTATGATTATTGGGTTCTTGTTGATCAAATGGGTACACAAACTACACAAGATTCGTTCGTGCGTAGTACACAATCAGTTAAAATTGATCGTGGTGTTCCACCCCCAGGTGGCAATTGGCAGACTCCATTTAAACCACAATAATTGGTTTAACACATATAAATGGGTGGGTGGGAGTATAATTGCTCCCATCCACTTTTTATTTACGGATATCCTAAATGCCAACATTTCAAGATTTAAAAAAGAAACTTACAATTGAAAAGAATTCAAACGTTCCTCAAAAAAGTTGTTCTTTACCGTCAAATGGAGCAAAAGCATTAATTATCCCAATGAAGGTTCGTGATCATAAAGATTTGTTGAAAGCATTACAAAAGAGTGACGAATATTTAATTAATGAGGCATTTGATACAATTCTTCAAAATTCTGTTATTAAAGTTGATGATAAACCTTTTGATGTTGATGATTTATGTCAACAAGATCGTGGATTTTTGTTGTTGGAAGTTCGTAAATTAACTGCCGGACCAATAGCTAAAATAAGTCACGAATGTCCAATTTCTCACAAAGTTATTTCAGATATTGAAATTGATTTGGATACCTTGAAAGTTGATTATTATAAAGGTGATTCAATTATTCGTGAAATTAAAGTTAGTGAAAATGTTAAATTTGTTTATGGACCGTTTACTCGTAAAGATGAAAAGGCCATGGAAAAATGGATGAAAACTCAAGGAAAAGACTTTTCATTCTTAGATAGAAAATACGGAATTTATGCTGGCCTTATTCGCCAAGGTTTCTTGATGAATGAAGAGACGAAGGAATGGGAAGAAGTTCCAATGGATTTCTTGCAAAAGCTAGAATTCGTAAATAACTCATTTACTCAAGATGATATAAAAACAATTGACACATATATCAAAGAAGAATTAGACTTTGGTGTTCGTATTCGCTTCCCATTCAAATCTGATGTTTATCAGAATGATGAAGAAGAGGGAGATGTAGTCAGTTTTTTTATCATGTAATGGCGACTGACCATTTTGCAACACTCATAAATCAGTCTCTTGAAGTCGCAATTTATTCAGAAGGTGCCATGACATATGGTGATGTAATGGATGTGTCGTCGGATGAATTACCCTTTATTCTTTCAACTTTACGTAAACATTACGATGAAAAGATTCGTGTAAGACAAGAATTTATCAAGACTGTCATGGAATTTGCAAGTAAAGGTTTAGAAACATTAATCAAGTCTTTACGCAATTTGGGTGGTCACAAATAACCACTAAAAACATATAAATAGCCTAAGTATGGCTGATTCCTATAACAAACTAGCTTTACCTGGTGGAACTTCAGGTGCATTTTCCATAGTGGAATCATTGTATCGTCAAAAATACGAATCAGAAAATACTATTCAAAAAAATTGGGATAAAATAAAGAAGGATCAAAAAGACTTTGCAGAGGCTGTAAAGACTACCGAAATTATCGTCAAACAGCGCGATGATATGGATACTTGGGCCGAAAACCTTATTAAAAAGATTCGTGATGCAAAAGCTGCTGAAGATAAAAATTCACAGAAAATGCAATCTGATGCTAATTATGTATCTCAAGCTTTGACAAAAAAGATTGATGAACAAAATAAATCAACTAAAGTTATTTCTACAAAGACAAAAGAAATATCTAAGTCAATTATTTCTAAGACAATTGATACAACAAAGTCATTCAAAAATATAACTCAAAAAACAACTGATACTCTTATCAAGAAAACAACATATATGTTTTCATTGATGACAAAATTTGGTTCTTCTGTAGAAGTGTCCCTTGGAAAAATAAAAAGATCAATTTCTAACAGTTCATTCTGTGCTTTTTGGGAAAAAACTGGAAGTAGATTTTTCAATTGGTTAAATGGTCCTGGTGTAACAGTTTGGTCATTACTTTCAAAAGTTGGAAGTATTTGGGAAATTGCAAAATGGGTTAAGGATGCTGTAATTGGCGTTGTTGAATATGCTGCTGATAAACTCATGCGTTTAGGAAAGTTTGGCTGGAAAGTTGCATCAACCTTATTAAATTATATTGTTGTTACTCCATTGAAAACTGTTGTGGGATTCATGGGGGATGCATTCAAATTCTTTTTAACTAGTCCAACTGGTTTGTTCTTACTTGCTGGTGGCGCTACTGTGGCTTATATTTATTTGTGGCCAAAAATACAACCATTCTTTGGTAAAGTGTTCTCAACTGGATGGAAGTGGGTAAAAGAAAAATTTGATGATTTTGTGAAGAGTATTAAACAAACAAAATTTTATTCCTACCTAGCAGATAAAGTAGAATTTATTACAGACAAAATTAAATCAATTTTTGGTTCTTTCTTTACTGGTGCAAAGATAAAACGTTATTATGATGACACTATAGGAAAATGGACTGGATTGGATTCAAAAGATTTAATGAATTTATTTTCAAATGTAAAAACATTTATTGTAAAAAGTTGGAAAAAAATGGTTGATTTCTTCCAACAGTTAAAAGATTTGGACATCATCAAAGAATTGAGTCTAACATACAATATAATTCGTACAATGGTGTTGAGTGAGGATACAGTTGTAAAAGAGAATTCATTTGAGGATTCTCAGCGTCGTATTCGTATTGGTTTAAAAAATGCGATGAATGATCAGCTTGAAGCAGTCTTGAAAAACAAATTAACAGAGGATTTTTTCAATGTTTATGGTGGAAATCCAAACCAAGAAAATATTTCAGTAAATTTGAAAACAACTGCAAATAAGTTTATTGAAAATGTGTTTATGAAAAACATAGATTCGTTTACAAATGATGCAGATTTACAAGGATTCTTAAAATCAAACATCAATGTAAATACCGATAGTCTTGTTAATGAAATTCTTCATTTACGTATGGGAGAAGTTGAAAACTACCTATCAACAAATAAAACACGATTATTGAAGAGTTCAGTTGAACTAGAAGATTTACAACGTATTGCAAATGATAGAAATTTACAAACTATTGAAGCATCATCAGCATTGGCATCTGAATTGGATGATGCATTTAAGAAAAATAGATTTGACGTTCGTGTTAGTGCATTCCTAGATCAACAAAAAGCATTACGTGACCTATCATTCACTTCAACCAAAAAGGGTTTTGAAGAATTGGCTAAGAAACAATTTGATGCACAAACTGACATAATGAATATAGCTACAAATAAAGCAATGCAAGTTAATGGTAAATATGAGGCCATCATTTCAGCGATGATAAGTAAAACATATTCAATAAATGATGGTATTAATGAATTGGCAAAAAATATTGAAACTATGACACCAGGAGAATTTGTAAGAGCTTACAGAGATTTCTTGGAAAAATCTGGTTTGAATAAACAAATTTCTGAAGATGAAGCTGCGCAATATTTAAAAAATATTTTGAATCAATATGGTAAAAAATCTAATTATGTAGATTTTAATAATCTAAAAAGTTATGACTTACTAAGTAAATCAAAAGCACAATATGGTTTAGTTGCAGTTAAGCCAGTTGATATTCAAATTGCAGAAGCAGGGTTTCCAGAAATGGTAATTCCATTAAACATGGAAGGTATAAAGTTTATTAATTCTACTATGCCAAAAATGGAAGAAGAAAAAGATAATAAAAAATCAAAGACTGAACCAATTATTAGAATGTTTAGAAGAAATGCACAAAAAGCAGATATTACAGTGTATGATATGAAAAATCTTTCAGAAGGGTCATTAGGTTTAATCTAACATGGCATCCATTGATCTTCCATCATCTAATAGAGATAACAAATTATTGTTTAAGAAAATGGTCGCTGATAAAACAAAAGACCTCAAGACTATTGCGGATGTTAAAATCCGTGAGAGAGAATTAAAAGAAGAAATTGATGATGATGCACAAACATCAGCATTCCAAGAAAATTTAATTGGTTTGATGGCTCGTACGTTTATGGCTATTCAAGGCACAACAATGAATTTGAAAAATGTTGATGAATTGAAAAAAGAAGTTGAAAAACCTAAACCAAAAAAGAAAAAGACATTAATTGATAAGCTCAAGAAACAAGTTGATTCCATCAATCCATTTACTATTTCTGGATTAGGTATAAAAGAAAAACAATCTCTTGAAAAATGGAAAGCAATAACTGATAGAGCTTCTTCATTTACAAATAAAATTTCTGGCGTTGTTTCGTCTGTTGGATCTTATGCAACAACACGTTTACAATCGTTGATGACAGGTATAATTGATATTGCATCATGCTTGGGTAAATTCTTACTTGGACCATTTAAAGCTGGATTTAAAATTGCTGATAAATTAATGTATTTTTCTTTGGGTCCAGCATGGACTGCTGTTAAAAATGCAGTAGGTTCTATTGGAAAAATTGCAAAATGGGTAATTGGTACTGGATGGCAAGCTATTAGTTTAATTGGCGATGGTATAAAAGCATTACTTTCATTCCCATATGATGCTTTAAAGACAACTGGAACATGGGTTCTTAAAGGTACTAAAGCGTTCTTTGGATGGTATTTCAAAAATCTTTTCACTACATTGTTTAGTCCTTCAATGTGGATTATAAATATTCCAATTTTCGTTGGAATAACGTATGCGATGTTTCGTGTTTTTGAAACAGCATTTGATTTAGTTTCGGGTCCAATTTATCAAACAATGAAAAATTTGTTTAACAAAGCAACAGATAAGTTAGCAGATTTCACAGAATGGTTGTGGGCTGGTGTAAAAGAAGGGTTTAATTGGATTATTAATGTCCACATTGGAAAAAATAATATAAAAGAATATCTTTCAGATTTTTCTGATCGTGTGAAAGTAATGCTTTCGCAATGGTTTGGTCCAAGTACATTGCTTGGTGACACCATTAAATGGGTAAAGTCTGCGTATACATGGACAAAGGATGTATTTGATAAATGGTATGATAGTTCAGCTTCAGTCTTTTCATCTATTGTCAAATATGTAAAAGAAATGCCAGGTAAAACATTAGCAGCAAAGCTTGTCAATAAATTAGAAAACTTTAAAATTTCATTTTTAGGATATGAAGTAACTGCAACATCCTTATTTCCATTTTTGAAAAACTCTGTCAATACGTTGAAGAGAAAATATGGATTTGTAATGTATGGACAAGGTGATGCGGTTTCAAAAACATTAGAATTAGAAAAACAAAAAGTATTGACAGCAGCATTAGAGAGAGAAATCGTTTCTATGCAACAACAAGGAATGTCAAAGGAGTCAATTGCGAAAACAGTTGATGAAACTATTCTTCCTAAATTGCAACAAACTATTTTTGGCAAAATTTCAAGCGAAGCAATATCAGAATCAAAGATGCAAGCTTATTCTGGCGCATCAGATGTTATTTCTGGACGAAAAGGTTTAGTTGGTGATGATGTATTCAATAAACGTATTAGTTCAATTCAAACGTTAACAGAGCAATTAAGTGCAATTAATAGTGGAATCGTTGAATACAATGATGAGACTTCAAACCGTATAAAAAGTACATTAGATTATATTAAAGTAATAGACAATACCGAAACAGCATCACGTTTAAAAAATGCAGGATATGTATTTGATAAAGATTATTCAGATTCAACAATTGATCAACTTGCATCAGTTTCAAATGAACTTGATAAAATGAAATTGTCACCATCTTACAGAGATTTTCTTGATGCTGATCCTTTAGATGCAAATAGTAGAACAGCAATTGGCTTGGCTAAGCTATCTTCAAATATAAGTGGTTTAGGTGTAGCTGCGATGCGTGTTTTGCCAATTGGTGTTCTTAGAAAAATAACATATGGCGCTGCGTTAACTGCTGTTTCTGCTGTTGGTCAAGAAACTTTAGGTAATGTGTATGATTCTGGTCAGTTTTCAAATAATGCTGGAATAACATCTACATTAAATCAAGGTAATCTCTCATCAATTTCTGGACCTGGTGGTAAATTAAAGACCGATGATTTAATTGGTAATATGATGCATCAATATTTTGATGAATATGGTAATTTCCCAGGTAATGCACAAGTAAAATCACAAGTTAGACGAGATTTGGCCGATTTGCTTCAAGTTCCATATGTTGAAGACGATGATCAACGTCATAAGTTGGTTGGAAAGAAATACATTGATGCTGATTATGATCACTTAATTACAACAAACATAAATGATGAAAATCTTCGCGTTCGTTTGACAAATTCTATTGATCAATTATTGAATAGTGCAGCATCAATGAACAAAACTAAAAAAATGGCAACTGGTGGTATTCTTCCAAAAGATTTAAGTAAAATTCTTCCGTTAGATGTTCAAGGTAAAGAATTTATTAGAATGCACGTAGATGCAATTACAAAACAAAATCAAACTGCATTAGAAGCATCAAATAAAAAAGAGCCAAGATCAATCACTAATATAATAGAAGAGAATGTTTATTCCGAATCATATGAGATATATACTTTACACCACTTGTCGCGTGGTACTTTAGGAGCTACGTAATGGCGTTTTTAACAATACAAGATGCGCAAATTCTTGCAGTTAATAAAGTTATAGAAAGATATAACCTAGAGAAGCAATATGCAACTTACAATGATTTCAACGATTCTGGTAAAGTAATTCGTAATGGATTGAAGAATCAAATTCGTTTAGTTCAAAAAGATGTTGATTCTGCTAATAAGTACCTAAATGCAAATTTGACAAAGCCTCTTCTTTATTCAACAAATCTTTTTGATGTAAATCTCAATGTTTATACTCCATGGGAAAATGAAGCTGAAATTCCAAATACTGTTAAATATTACTTAGCAACTCTTCCAACAGGTACAATTCCTGAATTTACCGCAATTCAAGGTATTAATAATCTTTTGTTGGGTCAAGTCAATACAGATATTCAAACAAAGCAAGCGAAGGTTGATCAAATAACTCAAACTGGCCCTAATGATTCAACAAAAACTGTTTTGTTGAATGATGCAAATCTTGACCTAGATCAAAGTGAAGCTCTCGCAGCAGCAATTGAAGCGCATAATAAAGAAATTGAAAATGCAAAAAATTCTATATTGACACCAACTGATAATACTCCAAGTTTATCGCCAACTGATACATCAATTCGTCAATCAATTACTGATAATGTTACTCATAAGGTTGGTTACAAAAACCAATTAGATGTAGAGTCAACTGTTGTTATGCGTAAAAAAGTTTTGGATGCATTTTACACTGCAAAAACACCAGATGAAAAAGCTTTAGCTGAACGTCGTTTAGAATTAGCTTTACAGGCATCAGGCCCGGATGTCCCAATTACACGATCATCATTACCATATGATCCTGCTCGTTATTTAAATCTTTCAACACAATTGACAGAAGTAAATGATGAAATAATAACATTACAAACGCAGATTTCTGTAACAACTGATCCAACTCAATTGGCAATTTTGAATGCTATGCTTGATCAAAAGAATAAGCAAAAACTTATCCTCAATGATTTATTGAATGGTTTTCAAGATAGCAAAATTCCATCAACCTCATATTTTGGTTCATTCACAACAACTGAAATCGCACCTATTCCAAATAATACTGGCGTTTCTTATAATGTTGCGAATGCTGATGCAGAAACAAATGAAATAACTCGTCAAAGAAACATGCCAAACAATTCACCAAGAAACGATCAATCAGTTGATCTTGTTACTGGTGCTGTTGTTAATAAAAATAATGGAAATTATTCTGCGGCTGGTAGATATGTAGATGCAACTGATCCAAATAAAGATGAGTTAATTAAAAGTCTTTCGGATCAAAAGAAAATTCAAGCTCAACAAGAATATGACATTGAATTGAAGAGAAATCAAGGAATAATTGATAGCGCAACATTAGCTAGAAATGAAACTTTGGATGACTTAAATGCTAAAGCGACAGATTTACAAAATCAAAAGGCTCAACAAACTGATCCAGAAAAACAAAAAGCATTAGATATACAATTACAACAAGTTCAAATAGATCGTCAAGCAGCATTGGACACATATTCTGCAAATACTGAAACTGCAAGCAATAATATAACTAAAGCATCAAATGTTTATGCATCTGACATCAATAATATTGAAAGTGGACAGGCTCAATTAAACAACACTGCAATACCTCCAGCAACACCAGAAAGTGCTAGAAAAGTTGTAAATGATTTTGATAATTCAGTTGCTGCCCAAGATCAATCACAAATTGAATTGTCAAAACAATTAAAAATAGCTGAAAATAATGCTAGAACAAATAATCCAGGTCAAGATCCTACATTATCTGCGAATTGGTCACAAGCTGATAAGGATAAAGTGCAAGCTGCAATTAATAAATCAAATGATGCTGCTGCAACACAAAAAGATGCTGCTGCACAATTAGAATTAATGTCATCAACTGAAGCCGGAAGACAAGCAATAGCTGGTGCAGGCGTAAATAGTCAAAAGTTAGATGCTAGATTAAATGCAAATGGTACAAATGCTGCAAGCAATATCGTTTTTGGAAATAATACTATTACAGGTAATGTATCTGATGCTAATTTTAGTAGTACACAAGTTACATCACAACTAGAAAGTTCAAATATAAGACCTGATACTGGATTTGAAGGTATTAATAATGGAGCACCATTTTATTTACAAATGCCAACATTGAATTCACTTGGTGATTTCAAATTAGCAAATGGTATTTCACCATATGGCAAGCGTGGGGCATTGGATGTTGCGCGTGATGCTGTCCACTTCAATATTTTTGAAATTACACCACCAGCACCAAAAGCAACAACAGATTCTGCTGGTTTAGTTGTCAATGACGTTGACGCAGCAAAGAGCAATACATTAGGTGTATTTACTATTTATCCTACAAATAGTGATTATCTTAATTTCTCTCACAAACACACATATAATGATGAAGATCGTGTTGCATCATCAATTAATCAAGTTTTGGGAACTGTTAATACAGCAGATACATTGCTTTCATTAGGTGCAACGGTTCTTGGTAGTTCACAAAGAGGTCAAGAACAAGGTGTAAATTCAATTGTTCAACGACGTATTGAAAGTATTTCAACATATTCAGGTACTGCTAAACAATCAATCACAATTGATTTCGTTCTTTTCACAAAAAATGATTTCATTAGAGATGTATTCAGACCAATTATGTTTTTGACATCATTGTCTTATCCAAAGAGAACAACAAGTGGTAATTTTGCAAATATTGGTCAAGCTGCAAGTAAAGCAACTCAAAAAGCAGCATTGAACGCTGGAACACCTGATAGTATTAGAAGTTTGTTGTTGGCGTCTGGTGTCAAAGCAGAAGAAGCAGGAAAATTGTTAGATAACTTGGAAAATAAATTTTCTCGTTATGGTGGTATTGGTCCTTATCGTTATTATGTTTCTCGTCGTCCAGAATATATGTCCATTCGTCACGCATCGGGATTGTTTACATTCCCGTTAGCTTATATTGATAGCGTTGATTACTCATTCCAAGGTCCATGGTACAACTTCAATGGTGATCCACTTTCACCAAATGGTGAATTGGAAAATACAGTAAGAAACAGTGTTGCAGCGGCAGCAGCAAGTAAAGGTTTCTTAGATTCTATTTCAGATGCATTTAAAAATGCGTTTGAAAATGCTGGCACATCAAAAAGTAAAACAAATAATCCACAAACAACGTTTATTAATCCAATGAATCCAGGTAGTTTGACTGATAGAGCATCAAAAACATTTAAAAATGACACTGCTTATTACAATAAGTATAGTCTTCCATATGCGTATCCTTCTTGGGCAAAAATTTCAATAACAGTAAGTAATGCTCTACCAATGTTTAGAGATGATTTCTTAGAATCATTTTATGCTGGTGGTGGACCAAATCCTGGAAACGGTCTTGTTACTGTTTCTGAAAAACAAGCTGGATTTGCAAGTAACTTAAACTTGGCAAATGGAGTATCAAGAGCAAATGGCTTCTAATTTAAACTTTCCAACAACAAGTTTCATGAACTTGTTTAGAGCTATAACATACGATAAAGCAGAAAATCCAAATCAAATGTTGGATATATGGGATGCGTATGTTATTTCACCGTTTTATAAAGATAAACTTCGCTACTTTTTCTTGTATAATGTTAAGCAAGGAGATACCTGGGTTAGTCTTGCAAACACATATTATGATGATCAGCGCCTTTGGTGGTTAATTCCAATGTTTAATGATATTGAGAATCCTTTTATCGTTATGGACCAAACAATCTTTACTGATGAAGTCAGTGATTTAAAAATCCTTGATAAACAATATGTTGATCAATTATTGCTACAAGCAAGACAAGCAAAGATTTCAAATGACCGTATAGGTGATACCAACTAATGCCTGAAACATATCCAAATCTTGAAGGTAAACCAGAATTTGACACGGTGTCATCATTCTGCTGGATAACTCGCGGCCCATACATGGATGGTTTAAAAGCTGGGGATTTAATTAAAAATAAGTTTGGTATCCCACACTCATTTGAAGTACATACTTCGTTAAATGGAATGTATCGCTATGGCTCGTTGACTGTAGAAGATAAGTATGGCATTCGTGAATCTCTTCCTATTACTGGAAACGAAATTATTACGATTGCGTACAATAACGCGACAAGAGGATCAATTACAACAGCTAAACCTGTCTTTATCCATTTCAATATTTTTGATATGGAAGAAGCAATGATTGATGGAAACGATTCAACTCGTTTTTCAAGAAAAGCTTTAAAATTTCACTTAGTTGAAGCACCATTTTTCCTTAAATATAATGATGTTCAATGGCAAAGAGCTTGGGGAAATGATACTGGATCAGATATTAAGGGTGTCGCTATAGATCAAATTTTTCGCCAACACATAGAAGAAGATTTAAAAATAAATGAAAAGAGTCTATTTACTTTAGATTTTGAAGTTTTGAGAACATCACCATATTTCTACTGTCCTTCATGGAAAACCCAAAAAATGTTTTCTTATTTGTTAGATTTTGCAAAATCAACAAAAAATAATGGATGTGTTAAATTTTTTACAACATCAGATTTGGATTCTGGATCAATTCGCATCAATTTGAAAAGCATGAATGCAATGTTTGAAAATGCGAAGACAACAGTATTCACAATGATTGATGTTTCATCTGTTGAAAAAACTGGAAGTAATATTGCATTTGGTTCAAGAACACCAAATATGATTTTAAATTATAAGTTTTTGACATATGACATAACTGCCATTCCAAGTGGATCAAGTGGCGCATATCTTTTAAGTTATGATTATACAAAATCACAATATGTAACACATTTAAATAGATATTCAGAAAATATCAAAACAAATAAGAGTTTCTATAACTTTGCGTTATGGAGTACACAAATTGATAATGATCAAGCTCGTCAATATTTTTTGGGTGAAAAAAGAAATAAAGTAGAAGCTAAAGATTATCTATCAAATAAGTTAACAGAGCATCAATATCAATTGCGTTGTGAAATTTTGACATTTATTGATGAGACTGTTCAAATTGGCGATAAGATTTATATCACTTTCTTGTCAGGTATGGCAGAAATTGATAAGATGCAATCACATCCTATTGATGAACAAATGTCTGGTGCTTGGTTGGTTGAAGAAATAACTGATCAATCAATTGATGGACATGGAATGCGTAAGATGGTAATAATTAAGGATTCGTTCTTCAATATCTATGAGCCATCTGCTCAAAACAAGAAACCAATTCTTCCAGAAGTAACAGGAATATTTAAATGAGTGATAATAACTGTAGTGAGATTTCCATCAATCCTATAAATGGAAATGAGTTTGAAATTCAACCAACTGCATGCATTGAAATTTCTATATTGAAAGATTCACAAGCGGAATTGTTATTCTAATTTTGCTGAGACTGCAAAAGAATTTTCCATCACAATTTTAAAAAGTCAAGAAAAACATAAATAAGATACGAGGCAACAATGGAAACATACGATTCAGCATATAGACGAGGCGATGCTATTACATTTATATTTAAGCATAAACCTTATGTTGATTTGAGTTTACCGCCATGTACAAATGAATATCGTGATGCAATTTGTGTCACTTTGGCGATATATGATTCCTCAACAAAAGAAAGACTAGTTTACGCGGTTGATATGACTCGCGTTCCAAATCGCCCTGGTTGGTATTTCCATAGATACCAAACTCATCCTAATATGTCTTCTGGAATCTATACTGCCATTTTTACATCACTTACTAAAATTGATGGTATTGAATATACTAATAGAGCGGTACAAGATTTTGAATTACTTGATGATGGGATTGTATAATGGTTGAAAATTACTCAGAGCCAAACGGTATTCTTGAGTTGAATAATAGTAATGCGGATAACTTTTATCTCGTTATCCCCAAAATACCTACTTTACAATATATAAGTTCAGCTTTCAGAGATAAAACACATCCAGGAATAATTACACCTAGTTTATCTGCTGATTGTTATCAACCAACAAATGCACAGTTGAGACGTGAAACAAATTTAGATATGACCAATTTTCGTCTTTATTTGGCTGATGCAAATCTTCCATCAGTAAATATTGATAAAGTAACATTAGGTACACAATTTGCTGATATTTCAAGAGCAAGTAAGATTCATTTTGGTGAACTTGAATTAGAAATGATCGTTTCAGAAAATCTTATTAATTATAATGCTCTTTTATATTGGATGTACGGTCTTCATAATCCAGAAGAATATAATAAAATTTCTGGTCGTCGTATGGTTGAGGAATATTTTACAGACATTTATTTGATCGTCACAAATAATCATAGAGATAAGGTTTCAGAATACAAATTTATTGATGCATTCCCAATTGGATTAAATCCGTTATCATTTACATATCGCAATGCTGATACCATGAGAATTAGTTGTACATTCGCTCATTCTGGTATGGTTCCAACAAACAACTATGTTTTGAGGTACATCTAATATGTCAAGAACAGACGCTGATCTTCAAGCAAGCCCTTGCAATTTTAAGATAAAAGAAATTGTGGCCGAATCAAATACTCCTGTAGGGAAAGTTCGTAAATTAGTTCCAAAAAAAGATGAAAATGGCAATCAGGTTTATAAGACTATAGATGTGCCAGTTAAACAAGGTGGATGTTCCTGTAAAAATAAAAATGCAGGACAGACAACCATGGTTAAACAGCAGGTAGCAGAAACTGTTGAAGTGTGGGAAGATGGCCCTTCAACGGAAACAAAAAAAGTTTTTTGTAAGATTTATGGCCAAGTGAAGGGCTCATATTGCCAAGGTTGTAGGACATATAAAAATGGGTGACAAGGTTCCACATCAACAAGTCACTTATGATCAAATTCAAGGAGCAATACCTTGTAAATATCGTGGTCCTCTTGATATAAAGACAAAGCATGAACCTGCGACAGCATGTTGCATCGCTAAGGATATTGTTGTAAGTTGTAGCTTCAACTGTACACTTCTTAATAAGAAGATAACCGACGGAAACCACTGTTGGGCCTGTACACAAAGAGCACCTTAAATGTCTTTTATAACTAAGATCCTCAACTTTTTCAAACCAACTCCAAAAATCCTATTTATTCCTGATGCTTTCCATTCTGAAAAGCCAATTTTTAAATATAAATTGATACACGAATTTGCTAGAATTCCAAAGAAGGCTCATAAAACTGATTCAGGATATGATATTTCTTCCTGCGAGCATAAATTGATAAATGCTGGTGAATGGAAAGCAATTAAAACTGGTGTTCAGGTTGAAATCCCTCTTGGTTGGGAAATACAAATAAGACCTCGTTCTGGTTTAGCTTTAAATAAAGGTTTAACCATTCTAAATTCTCCAAGCACAATAGATTCTGATTATCGTGGAGAATTAATCCTAGTGGTAATAAATCATGGTAAATATCCGTTTAATGTAACTCCAGGTGATAAATTAGCACAATTGGTGTTATGTCCTGTTTTTGATGTTGATTTTGTTGAAGTTGATGATATTTCTACTCATACAGAAAGAGGAGAAAAGGGTTTTGGATCGTCGGGAGTAAACGATCAAGACCCTCAATCAACACAAAATGAATTCAACAGCAGAACCTGAAAAAACTGAAGCGCCAAAAATTCTTCCATCCGAGATTCAGAAATGGAATACGACTCGGTTTCTGTTCTACACAAAAAATCCCAATTATGATATAGGTGATTTTTTAAGAGCATTCTATAATCGCTTGTATGTTCGTGATGATTTCTCATGTCCTGCAATTGGCATGGCATCATTCATCCCAACTTCAAGAAAGCACCGAATCACATACAACCCTTATATAATTTGGGACGTTGTTTATCGTGAAGAGTGCAAAAAGTTTATGGATGAAAGTGTTATCAATTATTACGATGACATTTTGACCAAATCAATGCAACGGGGACATTGGATTTCAGAAGAAGCATTCAAGGATTGGACTGATCTTCATCAAAAAGAAAAATTCATTCGTGCAGATTTACACCATTTTATCAAGGCTGTAACGACACACGAAATTTGTCACATCATTATGAATCATTTAACGATTCATAGATCAGAAAGCATTATAGAGACAAATAAGGAAAAGCGCAAAACTCTCGCTCAAATTGAAAATATTGGCATGGATTTTGCCATCAATCAATCTCTCAATTTTGGTTCGGAAGAAATCGCAAAATCTTTCATGACAAGATACAACAAAACATTGTTGTTTACTTTTTTGATGAGCGATGAAACATTATTTCAATCAAGAGGTGCTGATCGCGAACTATCTTTTTCAGAGATAACCGAAGAAAATATCAATATAAAATATTTTGATCATGATCGGTTCATGAATCAGACCAGTGAATATTATATTGATTTGTTGAAAAAGGGTGGCCAAACTCCACAAGGTGAACAATCATTAGCTAAATTAGGTGTTGCGATTGGTAGTTTGTCAGGAAAAGAATATTCAATTGAAGACCTAACTGGCCATGGAAATGAATGTGGAGTTTGGGCTGGAAAGGGCGTTGAACAATTCAACGAATTCAATGATTTAACTGACGAAGAAAAACGTGTTACTGATAATGATCTGCGCCAAGCAGATAGAAATGCCAAATCTCAAAATAGAACATCATTGGATGATTTCTTTGATAGTCATCAGATTCCAGATTTTGTCAAAAAATACGTCAAAGCAATTATATCCCCTTCAAAAATTTCTTGGGAAACAATTTATCAGTTCTTCATTATGCGGTGGACGAATTTCAATGATTATGAATACACATATAAGAAGGAATCAAGAAAAATAGAAGGTCAGTTTCCTGGCAGAAGCATGGAGATTGGCTATGATGCAGTATATGCTATGGACCGAAGTGGATCAGTAAGCAAGGCTGATTACAATGCATTTGCTGCTGAAACTGAAAAAATTTCACAGACGGTTCATGATGATATGGTCCGATTTATAGAATTTTCGGACGGTGTTGTTGGTGATCATTATGTCTCTGTTAAAAGTATTCCTGAAGTCCCAATTTCTGCGACAGGTGGAACTGCATTCCTTCCAGTCCTTACCATGTTAGCTAAAGAAGGAAATGGAAAACCAGTTCTTTGCTTTACTGACGGATATATTGAGGATGGATATAAACAGGCAGACTTTTCTTTCCAAATTCTCATTTTCGCTACATCTTCTTGTTCAGATTCACAAGCAGAATCCCTAAGAGAAAGAGGATTTATCGTTATCCATCAAGGTGGTAATAACGATTGGTTCTCTAAAATGCATTGATTGTCCACATTTAACATGTAGAATCCGAAACCATGACAACCACTGAAAATTTAGCTGTACAGCAATCAACTCGTTCCGATTGCATGAGATTTCCAATTAGCGAAGTTCTCAAGGCAATTGCATTCTCTGCTGAGACAAGAAATCCTCTTGTTCTTTGGGGTGTGAAGGCTGTAGGTAAAACCAGCATCATCAAAAAATATTGTGAAGATAACAATTATAGAATTGTTGTTCTCCATCTTGCATCGCAAGGTGTTGAAGACCTTGTTGGCTTGATGTCTCGTTCACTTGATGATGAGGATCAAGTATACATGAACAGACTTCTTGAAAAGGTCAACAAAAACAAGGATCTCACTTCAAGTGAATATGAATGGGTTCGGACAATGTCAGCATCATCTTCTGGCAAGCAAAAGACGGTTTGGACTCGTCCTAATTGGTTGACCAATGATGTTGATAACCCAACATGCTACTTCCTCGATGAAATGAATCGCGCAAACAAATTCGTTATGGCGTGTATGTTGCCTTTCTTAAACGAAGGTAAAATGCATGAACATCAAATAGGTCCAAAAGATTTTATCGTAGCGGCCTGCAATCCATCAAATGGAAAATATCAGGTAAACGATGCATTCAGCATGGATGAAGCTTTGAAAGACCGGTGCGGTCATATCATCGTGGAACCAACCAAGGAAGAGTTTTACGCATACGCTTCTGAATATTTTGATGAAACAACTATGAAGGTTGTTCAGAAGCATTCAAACTTTGTCAATCTTGCTGAATTTGATTTGAACTTCCGAGTTGAGCCATCGCGTCGTAGCTTGGTCAACATCATGCAACATCTTAAAGATAAGGATCGCAATTGGATTCGTGAAAACGGACGTGCAGTTATTGGTACTTATCTTGGTGGTTCTTTCTTAAATATTTGGTGGAATGAAAAGTTCCGTTCTGATGAATATTTCACTCTTGACGAATTGAAATCTTGCAAGAGCAAGGAAGAGAAGATCAAACATCGTCTGGTAACGTATATTGATGGTGGTGTTGAAAGCGTTCGTATGGATCTCCTTGACGCTGCTATTGACACTATGATTGATTGGATACGAGAAGAATATAAGGATGGTGTAAGTACAGTGACATGGCTTATTGACTTCTTCAAAATGCAATTCATACCAAAGGATATAATGGTTGCATTCATCACCCGTATTAATTTATGGGAATATCCATCGCTCTGCGAAGAATTCTTTGACTCAGGAATCTTTAAGGGCGAAGACCGCTTCAACGACCAATACGCAATTTGCGAGAAATAAGGTTTAAAATGAATCCTCAACAAAAAGCTGTCATAGACTTTCTTGGAACATCAAAGGATGTTCTCATCGGCGTAATCAACGCTTCTGCAAAGGGTGGAAATGTTGTTCAACGTGCGAGTAATTCGGATGAAATCACTATTCAACAACAAGAATTGTCACTAGAAACCTTGTACAGTAAGGTCAGTGATTTGTTTCCACAAATATTGAAGCTGTGTGCAAATGATTCTTTGGCAGATTCAATTCCTCCAATGTGGTTTAATTTGAATCGTTGGACTGAAGTACCCAAACCAGTTGCATTTGAAGGTAACGTTGACGCTGCCAAGTTGCTGCAATCAGATACTCAACATCGTGTAGAATATTTCTATGCAGCACATCAAATCATTCGCAAATGGGATAGTCCAACTATCTGTGCTATTCTAGGTTCAAAGAAGCTTTGGAATAGCAAGGGTGATAGAAAGACCAAAAATCTTATTGATACTTCGGTATGTAGCACCAGTGATGTTGAATATTTGCGTGAAAGAGGTGCGATCACTGAATTTGGTGAAAAATCAAATGAGTTTGTTCGTTGGGTTGTTCCATATACGACGCCATCAGGCAAGAATGCGTTTATCCTGATTTCGGGAGACAATGATTTCTTGAACGGTTCTGTTGACATCATTCCACAATTCAAGTTCTTGACTTCTTTCAAACTGCGCAAACAGCAAGAAGAAAATACCCACGTTGAATTGACATCTGAAGCATGCATCTACCATGATCCACAGGATTTAAATCTCATCGGGCAAGAGATTGGTGTTGTTCGCTATCTAGTTGGCGCAATTCTGACTCACGATTACATGCAGTTCTTGAAAAAGAAAATGAATGTGACTACTGCTATTGAAATTGATAGTGCAACAAAAGGTACGTTCAAGAAGGTATCAATTGATGACATAATCAACAACTACTCCAAGGTCAAAAAGTTCTTGACGGTACTGAACGCATACAAGTTTATCGGTTAAGTTCTCTTCGTTTTGAAGAATAATCCCTGTATGGCTATAATGGCTTTACAGGGATTTTCTTTTCATGAAATTTGAAGATAGAGAACAAATAGCCTTATTAATTAAGAAAAAATATCAAGATAAAGTCAAGAGAGAGGTTCTTGAAAAAAATCTTGAAGGTCTTGTAGATGAATGGATTGAAATCCACGAATACATAGATGAAAATGGTTACAGTATTAAGGATTTACCTACAAAAGATGAAATGAAATGGTGGTTCCAAGATTTACCTGAAGCTGATACTGTAATTTACGCTGATGGAACATCTGAACCTCTTTTTGAAATTGATGTAGATAAAATTTGCACCAGCGATGAGTTGGCAATGCATGTTTTTAAAAGTGAATATGATTGGACTTGGGATCCTAAAGTTGAAGTTCCAAAAACAATTAAAATGATATTGAAATACAATAAGGTATATCTCAATACAAAAAATGAAATTTCAAGACGTAAATTAGAAACAAGATTAATTAATCTTTTCTTAGTTGGAATTGTACGTTTTAATCATATTGAACGTAAACCATATTTGCCAAAGTCGTCTATAAATAAAGGTTTCAAAAAGTTTAGCGCATTTTTAAATTTATTAGAAAAATTGGACAATGGAACTATAAAAGATTTAGAAATAGAATCATTTCAACTTTTTGATTGTATATAAATGAAATAATATGCCGATTAATCCAAATAATTTTGAAAAACCTTCTTATTCTCTTGATGGGATTTATCGTGGTATTGTTGAAAACAATGCTGATCCATTAGATGCTGGTAGAGTTCAAGTTAGAGTTTTTGGTGTGCATGATACAAATGGAAGTAAAACACCCGTAATACAATTGCCATGGGCTAAACCTGCTTTAGGATTATCTTGGTCCGGTGGTTATAACAACAACAATATTGATCACATAAATTCAACACCAGATGTCCCTGGTGATAGATATGATCCTGGAAGCAGTAGTACTGTTGCTGGTACAGATTTCACAGCATCAAAATATCCAACAATTGATCCTACAAAATTTGCTGCTGAAAGCATTGATCCGTTTGGAAATGCATGTGGTACTGGCGGCCAATTTGTTGTTCCAAAGCGTGGTAATTGGGTTTTCTTATTCTTTGATGGTGGCAACCACATGGAGCCATATTATTTTGCTATGGCACCAATGGAACGCGACTGGTCTACAACTAAATCACAGAGAACAGTCATCATTGAAGAGAAAATCCAAGCGATCAAAAAGTTTAGAACGGAGTTTAATCCTAGAGATGTAGCAATACCTCTTCCCGATTCTTGGGCAAGTTCAGCGGTTGTAAATCCTAGAATTGATAAACCTGTCATAAACATTCCAGAAATTACGCAAAGTGATAGTAATAGAGATATTACAACTACAACAAGTGCTCAAGGTACAACTGTAGTCATTGATAATAGAAATGGTAAAGAACGAATTTATGTCATTCATAAAAATCACATTGATTTTATTGATGAAGCTGGAAATAAAAAAGAATTTAATGGTAAAAATGGATCAACTGGAACAAATCAAGAAGTAGGTATAGAAGGTGATTATGAAATCTATATCGCAGGTAAATATAAATTATATCCTATAGGTGATATTTTCATTCAATGTGATAGTAATGTTCAAATTGATGCCAAGAAAAATGTTGGAATTGTTGTACGTGAGGGTGATGTTGATGTAATTGTTGAAAAGGGTGCATTAAATGCAGAAATTCAACAAAATGTTAATGTTAATTGCCATGGAAACATGAATGCTAAAGTTACAAAAAATGTTTCATTAATGGTTGATGGAAATCTTGCAGCAACTGTTAAAGGCTCAACTGATGTTAACGCTGTAGGTGACGTAAGTGTTAATGCTGGCAAAGATGTTAATTTGATTGCCGCTGGAAAAGTTAAAATGGCAGCATCTGAGATTGACGTGACTGGAAATGTAAAAATAAATGGTGATTTAAGCGTTGTTGGTGCTGCTTATGTTCGTGGTGATATGAATATTACTGGAAATTGTATTGTTTCGCAAATAAGTTATGCCGTACTTGGTATTGATTGTGGTGGATTTATAAGAAATAGAGGCCCAGCAGATTTGGGTGCGCCATTAACGGCGCATGGATTAATTGTTCTTCCTGGAGTTGCAACTGGTACCGGTCGTCCAGCAAAAACAGCAACTGCGGGTGCTGCACCAACGCCAGCCAAACCAACTGTAAAGAATGTTGATATTCCAAACTTAACAAAGACTGAATTGAAGATCCCGGGTAATACAAAATTACCAACAATACCAACAAAGTAATATATTTGATGCAAAAACATATAAATATGCGTTATGGCTACGCAGATTTATTATCAAGACTTACCTATAAATCCTGATGTAAACTCATCTGGCGATTTGAGTTCTATCCAAAACATAGATAGTATCAAACAATCCATTTATATGATTTTGAATACTCCTAAGGGAACAAGAATCTTCATGCCTGATTATGGATCAAAAATTAAAACATTCCTCTTTGAACCATTTGATGAAACCACTGCTACACGTATAGGAACAGATGCAGAAGAAAGTTTGAAGAATTGGGAAACTAGAATAACAATTATCAGTATAAATGTTGTTATGGATTCAGATTCTACATCTTATGACGTTCAAGTAATCTATCAAATAGCCAATACACAACAAGTTGATTCAGTAAGCGTTTCTTTGGAGAAATTATAAGATGCCCATCAATATTAATTACACTGCAATTGATTATGATGCGCTTCGTAATGAATTGATTCAATATCTTAGAGAAACCAAAACTTATAAAGATGTAGACTTTGCTCAATCAAATATCAGTAATTGGGTAGACCTTGAAGCCTATTTAGGTTCTCTATTTGGTTATTATGCAAATTCAGTTGCAAATGAAGTCTTCTTGCCAAGTGCAAAGCGTTGGAAAAATTTGAATAGAATTGCACGTCTTTTGGCATACAATCCTAGAGGTGATGTTGCTGCAACTCTTTCCGCGGTTGGTTCATTATCTCCCGAATATTGCTTTGGTAAAGAAAACGCTTTCTTTGAAATTCCTGCATATTCTCAATTTCCATCACAAAAAGCAACACCATCAAACCAAAACTTTGTTTTCACCAACACAAATCAAATCCTTTATTTGATTAAAGGTTATGGAACACGTACTGTTACACAAAATGATTTTGCTTACGATGGAAATCAATTGCCATTAACAAAACCAGTTTCTTTTTGGACAAGTGGAACATCCGGTGCAAGTGCAACACCAACTTTTGATCCACAGAAAATTTCTTTAACATTGTCTGATACAAAACCATTATCTGTTTTGGATCGTTTAGATCCAACAAACTTTAAAGGATTTGATACTAACAATGTTCCGATGTTTGATCCTTCTGACGCTTCTTCTGTTGGTCAACCATTTAATAGAACAATTACAACAAATCCAGTTTCATTTTCTGTAGTTCCAAGTACAAATTACTTTGTATTATTTAATTATGATAAGCAAACAAGCAAGCCATCATTAAGTGTCATTGCTGATCCCGATTCAGCACAACAACGTCAAGATGATATTATTACAACTTTACAATTGAAGCCAACAGATTCTTCAGGTGATTTTTATGTTCTTGAAGAAGTTCAAAATAATAGTTTAGGAAGATTTTATGTTGGTGTTCTTGGTATGGAAAATTTGGACAGTGTTCAATTTTCATATGATAAGTTGGAATCAACTGCAAATGGTATAAAACAAATTCACTTGATAATTAATCAAGATGGTGATAAACCACCTTTTAATGCTCTTGTAGAAGGTCAAGTTTATTCTTTCTATTCCGGTGAAGTTTCATCACAAGTATTTGATGTAAACACATGGGATGTTACACAACCAGTTTTCAACATCAATTTACAAATTGTAACACCAGATTCTCCTGGTACCAATTATGATGCTGTTTTGAATGTTACATCAAAAGAACCTGGATATAACGAAGTAACAATTGCAAAAATTTATCCTAATTATGTTGATCCTGATACAGATATTAAAGCTTTATCAAAAGATCCAGGTCAACGTTTTGGTAATTTCCAAGTAATTCCAAAAATAGATTACACAACAACTGAACAAAAAAGTGGTTACGTTAAATTCGTTGATGGTATCAATAGTGTTTATGTTTCTTTTGATACTCCGTTCACAACATCAGCACCAAATGAAGTTATTGAATATATTTTAGAATTAACTCCCGACCAAAATGTTCAAATATGGTTTTCTTCAAAGAGTGAAAAAGGTTTCACAATCAATGTTGAAGCAAACACAGGTTTTGATGGTAATGTCAATTGGATTGCAACTCGTTTTAAAGAAGATGCTGTAAGAACATTTGATGTTTCTTTTGATACAGAAATTCCAGAAATTGCAGGCGAACCAGTTGATTATACTGTTTTCTTGACTCCATCTGACAATGTTCGTGTTTGGTATACAGATAAAACAAGTAAAGGTTTCAAAGTAAATACTGAGCGTTCATTCACAGGAACAGTTTCATATTCAACTTTCGTGTTTTCTGGTGATCAAGCGGTACAAGATGAAGCAACAACATCAACACAAAAGAAGGGTACTGTTACTCTTTCAGGTGATGTCGTTACTAGACAAATTACTTTTGATACTGCTTTCCAAGATGCTAATTATGGTTTACATATTGTAACAAATCAAAATATCAATTCATGGTACACTGATAAAACAAATACTGGTTTTACATTGAATATAGAAACTGGTTTTGAAGGACAAGTTGTAGCAGATTGGTTCGCCGATTTTTCATCTGAATACATTTATCAAAAGCACGGAACAATTAATTTTGCAGGTCAAATCAGTAACGATGGTACATTGCCCGGTATTCGTTATTCAAATGTTCCAGAAACATTTTCAATAGATTCATTGAGACAAGGTGACATTAAGTTGTCATATATTAATCAAAATGGTGCTATTGATGTAGCAAATAATTATTTAAGTGCTGCATTTACTGCTGATAGAACATCTATCAACGAAATAAAATTCTATCTTGATTTAGATGATGTTTCTTATTCTGATTTGAGAATTTTCTTGAAGGATCCTGATGGTGATTGGGAAGAATGGGATAATGCAAGTAATCTTGCGGCAACTATTGATACAAAACCAGGATCTAAGGTATTCTTCGTTCGTGTAAATGAATATAAGAAAATTGAAATTTGGTTTGGTGATGGCGTAACATATGGTACTGATCCAGTTGGAAAAGAAATAATTATTTTTGGTTTGAGAACTGTTGGAATTGATGGAAATATTCCTCCAAATACTTTATCCGATACAATCGTCATTTCAGAAAATATTCTTGGTGATGATGACATTACCATTAATTTTGAAGATCAATTTATTCAATTAGTTGGATTGAAAAAGGATGCATATTTTGCTTCAGGTGCGCAAATCCAAGTTGGTACAATTTACGATAGTGAAGGAACACAAATAACAGAAGAGATTCTTTCAATTCAACAACCAACAAATGCATTTAGTGGTGCAAACATTGAAACAGTTGAAGAATTGCGTGCAAATGCTGGTAGTGCAAATCTTCGTCAAGACCGTGTGGTTTCTCTTGATGATTATGCATCTTTCTGTAATCAAATGTTTTCAGATTATTTGATAAAAACTCAAGTATTATCATATAAGGAAATTGCTGAGAGTGGATTTATTTCTGCTGATGAGTTGACAAAGTATTTCTTCAATTATATTTTCATTATAGGATTGCCACGTTATGGAAATTATTTAACAAAGCAACAAACTGATTGGATGTTAGATACATTGAATAATAATTTCAAGGCAATGGCAACAGTTGAACATCAAATTTTCACAGCAAAATATGTTCCTATTGACGTTCGTGTTCGTTTCAAGAAATTGAAAAACGCAAGTGGAGAATCTATCAAGACTGCAATAAATAAAGCGATCAATGATTATTTCCTTGCGGATTCTCATGAATTGGGTGAAACACTACATTATGGTGAATTGGAAAAAACAATTTTAAATCTTGCTGGTGTTCAAACTGCTCAAATTGCAATGAATAGAAATATTGGATTATCAACATCCGATTATGTTACTGATGCTGTTGTAACTGGTGTTGAAACCGTTCAACAAGTAAAGCGCAAGAAAGTTCTTGAATTACTTGCTAAGGATCCATCATTGTTTACTATCATTGAACCATTATTTGATATTAGAAATCCAACAACCAATGTTAAAGAATTCCAATTTACAGGCGATATTGTTTTGAGTCGTTTTGAGTTCCCAACAAAAGGTAATATCATTATAGAATTAGAGGCATAAACGGATTATGTATTTTAAAGCCGATTTTTCTTTTGAACCAACTATCAATTATGCTCCTGTAAAAATAGGTTTTAAAAATCTATCTGTTGCAGGTAATCCAGTTGATGATGGTTATACCGTTTTAGTTGATAATTTGGGAAATGTTCTCAATTTAACGGTAGATATTACAACCTTACAAACAATTATTTCAACATATGAATGGAAATTTGGTGACGGAACATTGTCAACTGATCCTTCTCCTGATAAAACATATGAATTATCTGGTGATTATGATGTAACGTTGAATATCTATTCACAAGAATTTTTTGATTTCACTTCTTCAAAAACATATAGAGTAAAGAATACAATTCAAAAGACTGTCAATATTGGTTTGACAACTTATGCATGGTTTTTGCAACACATGATTGCGCCACAAAAAGAAAGCGTTGAAAATAATGTTGGTTTCCAAGAACTTGTTTACACCTCAGCACAGTTTTTTGATAGAATTTACAAAGATATACATGACATTGTAAATTTAGTTGATTTCAATAAGATTCCATCTGAATTTTTGCAATACTGGTCAGATACATTAAACCATCAACGTTTCTATGCTCAACGTATTGGTTATTCTGAACAAACTGCTCAAGGTTTCTTAGATTATAATTTCTTTGATCGTGTTGAAGCTGGTACTGTAACAGATGACGAAGTAAAATATTTCAGACAATTCCTTCTTGATACTGCTATTCTTTTTAAGAAAAATGGTTCACAAGAAGCAATTGAATCTTTTTTCAAATTATATGATTTCACTATTTCACTAAAGGAATTGTGGACTAAAAATTTTGGTGTTGAATTTCCAAAAGCAATTGTTGATGAATTCTTGTTTATTTCTCGTATAGAGGATACTGAAAGTAAATTTAAATATAATGGAATCAATGTTGGTGGGTGGGATAATAGTTTAGGTCATTTAGAAAAGACTATTAATGAATTGGTCATTGATAATTACCACTATGTTTCACATTTGGTATATCCTGCTGATGCAACAGATGCAAGTGATACTTGCTACACGCAATTTTTTGTAAATGATTTTATTCCAAAAATAGACAAGATTCTTCGTGCAGATGGTAGAGATATTACTGATAAGGAAGATTGTGGTTCAAATACTGTTGAATCAGTTTGTACAACTGGAACTACAGGTACAAGTGGTACTTGCACAGAAACAGGAGTTTCTGTCATAAAAAATCCAAGTTGGGATGGCGCTTCAAACGAAATTGATGGAATTTTGTATAAGTTTTATGGCGCCCCGACTGGCTATGTTCAACAAGTTATTAATATTTTTGGTTATTTGCCAAATGGCGTTGATGAAATTGACGAAGGTTCTGGCAATGGCGATACCAGTGATGATTATTTGTGGGCAGATTGGAAAACTGGTGTAACTGTTCCACCACAAATTATTGGTGTTAAGGGATTAAATCGTCCAACTGTTGTTGATAATCTTCCTTTTGTTAACTATACAACATCAATAACCAATGGAAATTTGATTCAAGTTGCAGATTTCCCAATGAAGACAACAAATGATTTCTTCATTGTTGCCCGTGGGTTCATCAGAGTAATTAAAGAAGGTTATTATGTCTTTACATACGATATTGGTAACACTGGAACTATTTCATCAAGTGAATCGGTTGGTTTATTCAGTCTCAAGCATACCACACCATATACAGATAATGATTTAAAATATATTGATAGTCTTGATGATATTACATTCATTCGTGATAATACTGATGTAACAATTACCGTTGGAACAACTGCCACTGGAACATTTAATTTGTATTCCAAAGCAGGTGAATATGGTGTTATAGAAATTCGTCAAGGTGAAGGTGCAACTGAAAGTGGAACATATCACTTAGTACCTGGAAATTACGCATTTGAAATAAAATCAACCTATAGTAGTAATTTCTTTAAGAAGTTGAATCTTCTTTGGGAAGCATTTGAAATTCAAGAAACTGAATCAACAATTTATTTCAATAAATTCATCAATAAATCAACCATTCCATCCAATTCGTATATCACATTAAATGATACTGAAAGTACAATCGCTGATACAGAAGGAAAAGGAATTTTAATAGTTCCAAATACTCTTCTAGAAGGTTCAGATACATTATCTGTCGTTTACAAAGAATCAAACTTAGATAAAAATGGTGTATCAGGTATTTTGAGTAGTGATGTACAATGGAAAAATTTGGATATTACTGTTCGCTGGGCATATGCAAAACCAAGTGATTATGCTGAAAACACAATAATTCCATCAAAGAGTATTGAAATTGTTTTCCGCGCTGTTTATAGAAACAAGGATGTATATTCTACTGTTGATGATTATTATGCAGTTGTTGTTGATGGAAATAAATCAACAATAAAATTAGTAAACGTAACATATTCAAAAGAAAATTATGCATATTACTATCGTTACTTAAATTTAAATCCGCTTCTCAATGAAAAGGATAAACAAGTATATGAAACAACTATAATTGATGAATTTGGTCATACATTTAAATTTGATGAAAACAGTTATTACGATGTTATCGTTTCTGTTGTTGATAATTTGGTTTCTGTAAAATTCAGAAAAAATGTTGCTTGGACTAAGTTGAAAAATGATATTCCTGGTGCAATTGCTGTTGTTGATTATACTGATGCACAAGATTACATTGATGTATTTACAAATGTTAAATTAGATCAGACTAATAATGACACGCAAATATATGGATTGGATGGGAATGTAGTTAATGTTGCAGAAAATTACATTCCAATTATTGAAGAAGGTTTTTATGGATTTGGTGTTAAGACATCAATCGTTCGCTTAATTTCATATATTGTTGAACCTAAAGATCATACTGATATTACATTAGTACGTACAGAAGAGAAATGGAAAACAATTAAGGCACATTATCTTGATTCAAGAGATAGCACATTATTGAAATTCAATTCATATGATGAAAATGATCCAACAACAAAGAACACCTTTGATTACGAAATAACTCCAAGTTATAATGGACAAACTTCATATGACATCAGTCAATTTGAAAATATTGACGACAATTCAATTGAAAAAGTATTTTTCAATAAGGTATCAACTGATTCAATTTCAACTAGATTTAATATTTGGTTGGATGATCAATTTGTTGCAAACACATTCAAAGATGATGCAGATTTAATTTCAAAAGTTCTCATACCGTTGGGGCATGTTTATGAACCATTTATCAATTGGATTCCAGTTGATTCAAGTACTTCATATGACATTACAAATCACGCATCATTAAATCGTGTGATTGCATCAGACGCAAGAATTTTGCCACATACTGTTGCATTAAGCGGATCAACACAAATCAGTTTCTCAGAAATGATCCGTGTAAAGGATATGTTATATCCTAATAATGTATGTAGTCAATTATTAAATTCAGATGGTAATGTTCATTTGATTGGTGTATGGGAAGAAATTTGCCCACAATCAAACCAAGATGTTTGGTCGTTTAATGGTTCAACTGGAGTTGCAACAGGATCAAACGAAGTTCTTTCTATTATTTACAGAGATAAGACGACACAAGAAGAAGCAATTGGTGTAAAATTCAAGAGTAATGATGTAATCAAAGATTTGATTTGCAGATATTGCGTTGATACTATGATTTTTGGATTGTTTGATGTTACATTACCATCTTATGCTGTAAAAAATTATAATAAGGATTGGTATTGGGAACCAGAAGAAACAACCACTTTGCGTTATTTCATTCCAATCGGAAAATTAGAAGAAGGTAGCGTTTATTGTTTACCATCGCTGGAAATCTTGAGAAACCCACAAGTTAAAATAAATTTGTTGGGTGTTTATGCGCCACACTCATTTGAAGGTTTCCAATTCACAGAAAATCGTACATTACAAATTCTTGAACAAAATAAATGGGACATCCAATTAAACGGTAGAATAACATCACGTTATTTCTTGGATTTGAATGCTGATTTGGCGTATTCGGTTGAAAAGCCATTTGGTTCAACTTATGGTTGTGATTTCAATATATGTCCTGTAAAAGCATCACAACCATGGAAGACAAGAGAAACTTGCACAATCAATAATGTTTGGTATTTGCCAGAAAAAGTACAATCGTTAGTTGGTGTGTTGGAAGGATATGCAACATTCACTGACGATTACAATTGGTGGATCAATAGCGAATTTTACATAAAGGAAACATTTAATACAGTTCTTCCACCAAATGATGGTATAAATTTGTTTACTGGAACAAATGCTCCGTCAGCAGAGTTTGTACACTTGATTAAAGATAATGACTATAATCAAGCATTATACAATGCTGATATTACTTGGTGCATCAGTTCAGTATCTGTTGACGAAGAATGGGCAACAAATAATAATTCTTATGGTGTAGGTGTATTTGATGTATCTGCATATGAAAAAATTGGATTTTCAACTGGTGCTTCAATTAGTGGTGAAAAGTTAATTCCAACTAGTTTCTACATGCATATCAATATGCCGATTGATGTTGTTGATATTTCCGGTGATAAGGTTCTTGATTTAACATTCTTCTTGAATAAAGAAACTGGAGAAAGAACAACGTCACCATACGGTTTATATAACTGGTATTTAACACATTCAAATCTTGGATCAATTCAAGAAAGAGAAAAAGCAGGTTGGGATGTCAGTGATTGGAACGACGAATTTACTAAATGTTTCAAAATAAATTACGTTTATTGGAAACCTGATACAAAAAATATCAAAGTTAACAAATATTTGACATATACAACTGAAATTCCACCATTTGGTTCGGTATTGTATATTACCATAGATAAAGATAAGACAGAATGCATCAATACAACTGACCGTAAGGTATTTGGTGTTTCAGATGGATACAATTTCATTTGGGCAATTCCTGCTTTATATGAAAAGTACACTGCATGGTACAATAGTGGTATAAAAACATATGCAGATGGATGGGAAATACCATCAGACTATTACTATGTAAGAGGAAACGTGACCAATGAGTAATTTGATTTTAAACAATCAGACTTTTGATTTTTCACGTTTTGCTAATGCTGAAATGGTTGCGAGTTTTTATCCTGACAAATTGTTCTCTAATACAAAGCAGGTATTTATTGATAATTTTGGAAATAATCGTCAATTGAATTGGAATGTAAGAGTTGAACAAGATGATGTATGGAAAACTGTTGTTCGTAAATCTGATACTCAATTAAAATATACAGGTATATCATTACCATATATCCTTGACTCATATAAAAATGAAAATGTATTAAAATACACTGATAAATTTGAATTTGTCAATGCAAACGCATTTAGTGGAAGCACAACAACTGATAAAACTGTTGGTATTGGTGACAATCATGGTGCTGCTCCATTTATGTATTTGACAGATGTGTCATCATCAGTATTTGAAATTGAAGTAAAATTTATTTTTGATAAGTCAATTATTGATGGTGATTTATTGAAGAAATTTGAATTGATTCTTAAGGGCGAAGAACATTTTTCAACTCAAAATAACAATTTTGGTATTACTGATTATTATTTCGTTGGTCCAGGTGTTTATAATTTTGATGTTGGTTTAGGGATGCGGTCAATTGATGTTGAAACTGGTGAAGTTAAAGAAACATTCTTAGCATCATGGGGTGATTTCAATGTACGCAACATTAAAGCTGATGTTTGGTATGTGCTTAAAGCTCAAGTTTCACCAACATATATAAAAATATTTTTCAATGAAGAGGAAGAAGATCCCCAATTGATTCTTTCATATAATATTGATAAACGCAATGAAAAGATCACAGATAGATATTTGAAGGGTGAATTTGAAAACCTTCAAGCATTGATAATTGGTTTAGAGGATTTGGGAATCACATATCCAAGTAGTTTAGGTAATACTGTTAGTTCAGATTTTACTTTTAAGAATTTTAAAGAAGAATTTGCATCAACATTACCAGTAAATGGTTTCTATTCTGGTTTTAGACTTTCAAATGATCAAACATATGTTGCAAATGTAAAATATGGTGTTCAAGAGAACAAAATTTATACATTTGGTGCGGCATATGATTCATCTTCGCAAGATGATTTGATTACTTCAATAAAAGAAGACTTTGCAATCGTTGGTGATGTTGTTAAAGTTCGTAAAACATTGAATCTTTATACATTAATTCAAATTGATGATAGTTTGTTCTATCAATTTGACAAAAATACTCCTGTTAAGTATGATAAATCAATTGAACAGTTTGAAGTTTCTGGAGATAAGACAATTGTTGTTGAAAAGGTAGTACCTAGAGATTGTTTAAATGGTTTGGTATCAATTTCTGGTTCAAATGCAATGGTTTGGTCATATTCATCAAACACAACTGGTATTAAGACACTATCAGACTTCGCTTTACAAGTTCCACATTTGGAAAAGATGACAATAACCAGAGACGGAACTGAAATTGCATCGTTTCCATCAACATCTGGTGGTTTAGATCCAATTATTTTAATAGATGATGTCATAGAAATCATAATTGAAGATGGAAAGACTTCTATGTTCCCATTAAGTGGAACTTTTGGACGTTATGAACGATTTGTGCGTGTTTATCAAGAAGGTTTCTCTGCTGAATATCCAGTTTTGATCAAAGATAAGACTTTTTATAACGATAATTTAAAATCATATATGGATTTCTCACATAAGATTATAAATCAAGTAGTGATAAATGATAATAGACTACATATTATCTTCAAGGATTACTAATGACAGTCAATAAAAATATAGCGTTTAACTTGACCCGTGGTAATCCATATTCAAATCAAGTTGGTATGTCTGCTGATAAGGTCATTTTTGGACAATCTATTGGTGGAAAGATTTTTAGAAAAGAAATTATTGCAAATTCAAATGTAGTTTATCCTGAATTGCTTGATGGAAACATTGATATTTTTGATCCAATCGTTCCATCAGATGTAATTGACAACTTAATCAATTATCGTGCAGTTTTCATTGCCAATTATGGTGTTGAATCTGTAGTTTTAGATACAATTGTTGCCGAAATGGTTTTAGATCCGATTTATGGTATCCAAGTTGGTGATGTTGATATTGCAGTTGAAGGAATTTACACAATTCGTGAAGTTAGTAGACCCATTCCTGTATTGGTTGGTAAAGCTGAAAATCCATCAATCTATTTGGATGATGAATATGATTCAACTGGCAAATTATCTGGCATGGTTTTCAAAAAGACATTGGATGTAAATGATTTGCCAACAGATATTCCATTTGATTGTGCTTTAAAAATTTGGTTACGTAGAAAAGTTATTGTTACTAAAGCTACAATGCCAGATCAACAAATTACTGAAGGCTTTACATTAACAATCAATGAGTATGATTCAACAAATTCAACTTCGTTATTGACAAACTATGTTAAGAACGAAGGGCGTATCAGTCTTTCAAATTGGTATGATTGGACAATTCCATTTGGTAAAAATACTCGCGTTTCTATGCGCGAAATAATTCCAAAAGAAGTTGATATTACTACATTTAATCCGATTAACATTTACACAAATAAAGATAAACTAATTGTTTTTTATTGGACTGCTCCAACTAATTCATTGACTAAAAATTATGCATTCTTAGTTGTTGAACCTAATTCTGATGTAAGAAAAAACAAATACATAAACGTTTTCTTGAATTTTGAAAAACCATTATATACCGATGTTATTCTGGTATCCGATGATCTTATTGATACTAAGAAATCTTTTTATGATCCTTCACATTTTTATTTCTTCTGGAAGAGAAATTTATTGAATGTAATTAATAAGTGTGATTATCAATTCATTGGTGAGCAAACAGAAATTGATGAAGTATTTGTACATATTTTGGATATGACCATTTGGACTGGCAGTGTATTTGATAATATTTTAGAAGGTTATGCAAATCGTCGTATTGAAAACTATAACGTAATTGATTCCAAATTGTTAAGAAATGAATTCTCATTAATTAACGTTGAGCAATTTGAAGATTTATTTGTTATGTTTGGTCAAGACACTGTTAGTAAAAATTTGAAAAACTTGATTGATGTAAATATTTCTAGAAATGAAATTCTTTATGTATTTGAGAAGGATATTATTGATTCTAAAAAGAATACCACATTCAAACATAATCAACAACCAGGGATTGAAGTATTTGCACAACGTTTATTTCCAAAGAATATTCCAACAGAGGTAATCACAACTTCTTTCAACAATACAAAGAGTTTTGATTTACGTTTGTTGTTGTCAACACATGAAAAGGTCAGTGGCGACACATATTCCCCAAGAGAAATAAAATATTTGCTTGATGGTACTCGTTATGTTGATTTGAATTCATTTCATCACAGAGAATTCAAAATAGGTACAAATTATTGGACATATGAATTACCTACAACTAATTCACAGTTGAAAAATGTTTATATAACAACATCATTTGCTATTGAAAATGATGACAAGATTTATGATCATAAACTTTCAACATATTCACTTGTAGGTCAAATTTCAAATATTGTTGGATCAGAAGTTTATCCACGACCACAATTTCAACAAAACATTATTGACTTGAATTCATCAAGTAGTCTTTCATATCCTATTGAATGGAAAGATAGAGTTTATCGTGATCAATGGATTACCTTATTCTCAACACTTCCAGATGAAGTTGAACAAACATCATTCTTCACCGTTCAATACAATTTCAAACGTAATTTGTGGAAAGCAATCTATTATGATAGAGATGGCAATCAACAATACAAAATTTATGATCATTTAGACGGCCAAAATAGTACAACTACATCGCCAACAACGGCATCACCTGTTGGAAAAGATTACACACAAATTAATATCCTTGATTTAGATTGGGTAATTGAACCTGATGTTTATCAACCATTTACTATTAAAGCAAGTGCTACAACAACTGGAACAGAATTAAAATTAGTCAATTACAAAATATATTTTAAAGGTAATGTAGAACCTGTTATTGATATTTTGACATATGCAAAAGATATAAGAAATATTTCATATTTCATTTTCAATCCTGATCAATATTTTAATTCACGATTGAATTACCTTGAAGTTGGAAACGCTGATAACTTCAATGTACAATATCATGTTAAGAATTTCCATCCAATCGTTTTGAACAAAATTAGTTGGAACATTTCAAAAGAATATGATGTAAATCCACAGTATCGTGAACAACAAGCTGAATTTAAATGGTATCGTAAAATTGAAATAAGTGGTTTGCCTGAAAGAACTGGCGACGAATTAATTGGTTCAAAAATTGTTATTCCTATTATTCTTTATGGTAATGGTTATAAGATTGATGGAAATATTTCCCCAACATCTAATTTGGCAGTTAAAGAAGCATTTAATTTCTCTCATATAGGTATCCGTGATTTCTCTATGCGCTTGTATAAAGATAGCGATATGACAAAGCCATTATCATTTAAGTTGTCAAAAATTGATTGGGATCATGACTTTGCAGTTATTTGGGTTGATGTCAAAGACTTTACTCAAACTAAGGGCGGATCATTGTATCTGTTCTATGGTAATTTGGCAAATACCAAAGTTAGAACTATATTTGAAGATTACAATTACTTGAGAAAGAATTTGTATTCAAATACAACATTTGGTGCATGGCACTTTGATACTATCATTGATGATACCCGTGCTGCATTCGTTTCTGGTAAGGTTCTTAATGCTGGTGAGCCATGGATTTATGAAAAAACTGATACAAATGAAATTCGTTTGTCACAAATTGACAAAGAATACATGTTTGGATTGGCAAAAATTTATAAGTCTCACTATTTTGATTTGGAGCTTGAAGTTCCTAAAGAAGAATCATTATTGTTTGATGCTGCTAAAAAAGATGGATTTGAACAGTTTATTAGAGATGCAACACGCATTTTTAAACCAAGCTATACAGAAATTCACACAATAAATAAACTTGGTATAGATATATTTGAAGTTGGAGGAGGAAACATGGCCGAAACACAAAATAAGCGCGTTGCTGGCTTGGTGGCTCTCACCCCAAATCAAAACGTAAATACATATTATGAACGTACAGAAGATGTTAAGTTTAATATACTTACATCATTTAATGGATATAGTGAAAGTGTTGATTGGATTGTTTCAAGACCATTAGATACAACAGTTTTCAAAGCCGGCGTCTATAAAGTTAATGGAAAATTGAAATCAGACACAATTACGTTTGATTCACCTTTCAAAAATACTGATTACTTTGTATTCTTCTCAAGTCCTGTAAATCAAAAGATTTATTTCAATCAGCTTTGCCCAAATCGTTTCAATATTACTGCAAGTCACTTTTTACAAAAAGAAGTTTCTTGGATGGCTTTCCATCGTGATATTTTTGGTGGTGTTTATACTCCTGATACTATTTTCTGTGGAAGTAGAACCTTACAAGGATATATTGAAACTCCTGATGGAGAATCACCAACAACTCCTAACTTGGATAACTGGTATAATAGCGAATTATGGATAAAACCGGAAATTGGTGTTCAAGGTGATCCAGGATCTATGACTATTGATCCAACTGATCCTGGCTATTCCGTCATACTTTCCAGTAATGAAAATATAAATATGTACTGGACTGAAAAATCGTCGGATGGATTTAGAATTAAAACAAGTTCACCTGCTCCATGTGTCGTTCATTGGCTTGTTGTCAAGAATGGTGTTGAGTGGTGGAACGAGATAATCTAAGGATGAGAACGGACAATGGCTCAAAATAGAGAAGATTTCATTAACGAAATATCACTTCTTAATCCTAACGCCAACGTTACCGATGAGAATGTAAATATTCCCCTCCAAGAACTTCAACAAAATATCAATGTTCTTGCAAAACTTGTTTCTGTAGCTGCTGCTAATTCACCGTCTTTCTTATCACAACTTTATGGTAATCTTTTAGATTATGATGCTAGAGGTAATAAGATTTTCAGTAATGGCGGAAATTTTGATTGCTTTGAAAAGAAAAATGCTTGGACTGCTATCAACAATGGTTTAGTTTCAAATGATTCTGACATTCAAGGTGATGGTGCTAAACAATTATTGGTATATAAGGGTGGTAAGTCGTTTACAGATGTGAATGGCGAGCATGGAATTTGGTTAGAGCGTGAATTTTATATCCCACCATTAGTTCGTGGTTCACAATTTGTTTTTGCAATAAAGGGTACTGGCGTCAACACATTGCTTGATCAAGAAGTACCATTTGATTATGAAATTCCATATTGCAATGATTCTGAAGTTCCTAATATTAGTGGAGTAGGTACTCCTGGATGTTCACCATCAACATCATCTAGTCCTGCATCAGGGACTTGTGTTCCCGATCTTTCAACGGGTTGTTATGCCCGTTATGAAGATATTGGATTGGAAGTAATTGGAACTGGCGTAACTATCCAAGATATAAGAACTGTTGGCCCTTGGCCAATGTTTGAATTGTATGCAAATGATTTTCAACAATGGAAGCCAGAGTATCGCACAGTTTACATTGTATTCCGAGCTGGTTTCAATACTGAATCTGTAAAAATCAGAATTCGTAGAACAAGAAATGATGGCGCATTGGCAATCAGTCAAATGTTCTTAGGAAATTTGGCTATTCCTTATGATGATTATGAATTTGAAAATTTAGACATCAATTCATTCTATAATTTCAATCTTGGAATAACCAAAAGTAATGTTACAACTGTTGATGGTCGTTTTTCTGCTGGTAGTTGCGGAAGAGCAAAACTTCCTAATCTTTTGACAAGAGAACAAATAAATTGTGCAATTCAATTCAATAGAACTATTGAAGAATTTGATTGGGATCAGTTGTCTGGACCTCGCCATACTGAATTAGAATTTAGTGCTGCAACTGGCGCTCCAACCGGTTATTTGCCAAAGACCAATGTTTTTGAATTTGATCCACACTTTACACGTTTCATGCATTACAATATGCGTGTTGATGGTCCATCTCCTGGTTTATGTTTCTTGGGAATTAGTTATTTTGTTAATCAAAATGCTTTCTCTGATACAGTTACATGTGGAATAAGTGGTACCGATCCACAACGCATTTGCAGTCATATTAAATTTGATATTAAAGTTGCAATTGTAAATACTGGCGAATTTGGCAATCCTAGTGACTTGCTTTATAAGACATTCTCATATTTGGTACCAATTCCAGCTTATACATTGACAGGTAAGATGGCATATTTTGAAATTTATGGCGATTTCTATCAAGATTTACAAAATAGTCGTGGAGCAATCGCTTATTTCTCAATTAGTCGTGATGGCGAATCAACTTTAGATACTTTCCCAGGAAACTTCATGATTGCTGGTGCAAAGACTGGTTTTGCAAATCCAACTGATGATATTCCAAATTCTGGTGTATATCCTAACTTGTTTGTAGGTCAGACAGAATGCTAAACGCATTTTGGATAGAATTTATTATAAACATACGTGTAGGAACTTGGAATGAATCTGAATGATCAACCTATTAACTGGAATGGATTTTATCAAGCATTCACTGGCGTCAAGTTCACTGTAAAAAGTGCTAACTGCAAGATTTTCGTTCCTAATTATAAGAATTTATTTCATCAATTTGTTCCTAGCATGTCAGCAACTGAAATGGGATTTCAGGATGAATTTACATCGCAATCTTTTTTGGTTGATGGGTCTACAGAAAAAATCAATGAAGTATTGTTGCGTGATTTATTTGAATATGCTGATAAAAATATTTTATGGGATGATTTCAACCAAATTTTGTCATTCCAAGATATTGATGTAGAAAAAATAGATTTAGCTGAATTCGTAAAAGATGTTGATACTTTTATGGTATACCAAC